GGAAAACTGTCCTTTGTTACATTGTTGAAAGCTTCCTTGTAGGTAATCATTACGAGCTTGCACGACAGTGCATAAGCATAATAGAAAACTAGCGGTTAAGGTCTTTAATATCATAGGAGTGTTCTCTGACTTGTTCACTGAGCAATCTATATAAGTCCTCCCCCATACTCATAGAAGCCTCAAGTCTAGCAATGTCAGCTTTAATTGTAGCTTGGTCCTCTTTAAGACTATCTGTTTTTGCTTGTATTTTTTCTATATGTATTGCATTTCTATCAATAGTGTCTGTTAATTCTACAATATACTTCACGCCTGTAAAAGTACCTACCACTACCGAAGCAATAACAGGAACAACAAAGATATTTTTTTTAAAGAAGTTTATTTTTTCTTGAGCCATATTAGTTAGGCTTTGCTAATTGACCACCAAAATAGAACTCAATAATAATTGTAGCCCATTGGAATATTTCGTCAAACTTATAAAGGCCTGTAATTGTTTCAAGAGTAGTTCCGCCACCTATTTCAAATAATCCTAGGATGTTAAAACCTTCTGTAGTAACCGGGATTACTGTTTCTATACCAAAAATACCAGCTAATGGGTATACAGCAACTAAAGCCAATATAACTATAATAAGGAACCTTCTATTCCAGGCAGCCATAGATGACTCTTTGTTTGATTGATCTCTTGCATTATCTATCTGTTTAGATTTAGCAGACAACGCTTGCAGCATAAGTTTCTGCTCATCATGAGATTGTTTAGATTTAATGGCCATTAACTTGGCAAAAAATCCTAATGCAATTGGAATTAGATGTGTGAGGATACCCATTTAGTAACAGTCTCCTTCCCATCTTTCAATTTTGTAAGGACAGCGGTGGGATTGATCCCCATCTTTCTGGCCCACCAATGAATCATCGGAATTGTCAGCATCATCCACACCCCTAATGCTGTCAGCACCATTATCAGAATTGCTATTCCTAATATTATCTCGATCATAATGTAAACCCCTCTTCATTCTTTATATCCATTTAAAAAAAATAACAAGCCATTAATAAAACACAAGGTGTTACTGGGAAAATTGTTAAAAAAATTACAACAGAAAAAATTCGTTTAGGCATACTAAGTTAAAAACATACATACAACATACAACAACACTAATAATACAAAGCCTATTATTAAGTGGTAAAACTCTTTCATAACTTCCAGCCTTGAGAAGCTGCCCATAAATAAACTAATGCAGCAAGTAAAAAAGCAAACAATCCTTTAAGAGATAACTTTCCAAACTCAATAAACTTGCTATCAAGCCACTCCTGTAGCCCCTCTTTTATCGCTTGCTTTTGATCCTCTTGATTCATTATGCAGGTTTAGGATTATCTGTTTTTACTTTTGCTATTGCATCTGCCCATGTTGTTGTGTTATTTACACTGTCCCAATATTGCATATCTAGTTGATCGCCTGTAGATGGATAAGCTGCTATTCTTGCACCTTTCCATGCGTTAGCTTCTGCTTCTGCATGAGATGCTAATTCTTCTGCTGTCCAATCTACTACTTCTTCTGTAGTTGTACCATCTGAATGATGGGTTACTATTGTGTTTTGTGCTGCTGCCATTTTTATCTCCCTAAATTAATTAACTTACTCCATAAATTTCTGCTGAACCAGAATCAAAAGTTTGCCCACTATGTCCTAAAACTAAAGCTGCACTTGTTAATGCTCGGTAATTAGTACTTAAATTATAGTACGCATGTAGCGTAGGCAAATCAATAGTTACACTTGAACCACTAGTAGCACTAGTCCGAGACATCCATTGAGTAACATAAGCATTAGTTCTTAAATCAAATTTAAAAGCAGCCCACATTCCATTTGCAGCGGCATTATCTCCAGTCATATCTGCTAAAGCATTTCCATTTAAACTAAATTGAAGCTTTGATGTACCAGAAGCAGCTCCTACATTATCAGTATTAATCCATATTTGATTATATAGGCTCAAATTAATAGTTATACTTCGTGATGTTCCACTTGTAGTTGTTAGTGTTCCTAAATGAGTTACTCCACCAGCTGGTAATGCTTCAAAAGCTGGAGGTGAACCAGCACCAGTAGAAGTTAGCACTTGCCCATCTGAACCAGTTGCTACGGCTACAGGATTTCCTGAAGCATCATAGCTAATAATATTACCATCTGTACCTGAAGCCATCTTAGCTAAAGATACAATATCATCTTGTACTTGACTAGCACCTGTAGAACCATTTATTGTTGTTGCCATAATTTTTTCCTATTTAAGTCCGTATATTTTAATACTTCCTGTATCAAAGGTAGGGCTGGATGAAGTTGAAAATGCTAAAGATGTAGTAGATGTGGTTAAACCAGAATTTCTAAATAATGCTGTACCACCAGCAGCACCTACAATTGCTGCTGTATCTGAAGCAATATTACCTATTCCTAAACCTATTCCATTAGATAAATCTATTATTGACATTTGATAATTTTTTTTAGTAGTACCCCATCCAGGTGCTATTTTTCCAACAGAACCACCATTAGGTTTCATTCTGAATTCAGCCCCAGTATCACCATTTAATCCTACACCATTAAAAACAAGTATTATAAACTTATAAGTAGATAAATTTAATGTTGGTGAATTAACTGTTGTTCCAGATGTAGTAGCAAAAGAAGCAAGTTGTGTTAATCCACCACTAACAACTGCACCCCAACTTGTAGCACTACCATTAGTAGTTAAATACTTTCCAGAGTTTCCTGATTGAGATGGAACTGCTGTAGTAATATTTGCAGTAAGAGCCACTGTGCCTGTTGCAGCTGGCATTGTGACTGTGTTAGTTCCTGCTGATGCTGGAGCTGATACTGTAATTACTCCACTTGAATCACCTGTTAATTTTATACTAGCCATTAGACTGTTGCTCCTTTTAATTCATCCACAGTAGTCATGGTGTCTACTTGATTTGTAATATCACGAAGTCTTTGTTTTTCTGTAACTATGCTTGCTGTATCTGCACCAGATTCTTGAGCTTGCATAAATAATATATCTTGTGCTTCTAATAAAGGTTTTCTTTTTTCACGAAGTTTGTTTTTAGTTATAACTTTAGCCTTGGGGATATCTACTGTTATTTTATCACCTAAAACCCAGGCATCCCTAAAAGTTCTATCATTTGATAATTCGCTCATATCTACTATTTTATATTCCTTTCCTGTTGGAACATCTTTAGCAGCAATTTCTTCTACAGTTAAACCACATTCATCAGTAGGTATTAATACTGCTACTGTTCCTTCATCCGTTGTATATAATATTCTTGAATTCATTTTATTTTCCTATTATCTAAATACTGCTAAGTTTACTGGGTTTGCATCTCTTTTTTCTGCATTAGCATATAGAACATTAATACGAACAAATCCTGTTCCTATTGCTGTACCATTTGCAATTAAACTTATTGATGCCATTCTTATTCCAGCAGTATCAGATGATTTTGCTGTTCCTGCTGCTGCAAAATTAACATCGGGCATTGCAGTTGCAAAGTTAATTGTGTAATCTCCAGTTCCATTATCTGTGATACTAGATACATTTCCACTTGCTGCAATTGAAGGAGTTCCTGTACCATTAAAACTTACCCATGCTCTTGCTGAATAAGATGGTGCAGAACCTGATGCTGTTGATAATTTTGCTGCTGCTGGTAAATTTGTTAAAGCCGAGCCATTGAGTGCTGGTAAAGTACCAGATAATCTAGCCATTGGTAATGTACCACTTGCAAGATTACTTGCAACTAAAGCTGTTAAAGCAGAACCATTAAGAGCAGGTAATGTACCAGATAATCTAGCCATTGGTAAAGTACCTGATGTTACTGCGGCAGCATTTAAAGCAGTTACTTGAGAGGCATTTCCAGTAAGTCCTGTACCATTAACTCCAGCTTTTGTAGTCCCTGCTGATTGAAATTCTATTACACCAGAAGTGTCAGAAATTAATTTTAATCCGCTACTTGTATCTGCATTTATTTTTGAAGCCATATTATAATACCACCCAGTTAGCTCCAGAAGGAACAGTGACTGTTACTCCTGATGCGATTGTTATAGGCCCAACACTCATACCATTAGTGCTAGACGTTAAAGTATAGTTTGCTGCAATAGCATTTGAGTTTTCGTATATAGCCCCTCCTGCTGAAGCACCGCCACCGATTGATCCCCATGCACTAGCTGCATATCCTTCAAATTCATCTGTTGTAGAATTGTATCTAAACATCCCCTCTGCTGGGCTACTATCTCTTTGAACTGTACTTCCTACTGGAATTGAAGCTGACCCTGTTGAGGCAGTCTTACCTACATAAGCTGTAGCCGCTGTAGTAGCAGCAGTTCCTAATCCTAAATTAGATCTAGAAGTTCCAGCATTAGCCAGATCAGATAAGTTGTTAGCAACAGTTAATAAACCAGAAGTTGATACAGCAGTTACCTGCCAAGCTGATCCATTGTAAATTCTTGTTTCATTAGATCCAGTATTAAAGTACCAATCCCCAGCAGTTACAGAAGCTCCATTATTATCTACTGTTGGGTTAGATGACTGTGCGCCAAGATAAAATGAATCTATACTATCTTTAGTTGCGGCTGCGGCAGCAGCACTTGCAGCAGACTCATTTTTAGCAGTTACAGATAAATCTTTTGCAGCTACAGATTCGTT